AGATTGCATTTCTGTAGGGTATTTATCTCGTAAAATCTTTGCCATTTGAGTAGCGGCATCAGTTCTTTCTTGATAGGCGTTACCCCATTCTTTTTGTAAGAATTTTTGGGCGTTGTCGGTTTCTTGAATAGCTTTTTCGTAAAATGCTTCTTCTTGTTTAACTTGCCACTCAACGAGTCCTTTAGCTTGTTGGTTTGTTAAACCTAAATTATGGGCTTGTTGTCCAAAGTCTGATAGTTTTTCTTGAATAGAAGCGTCTTGCATAAAGATATCTGCAGCTTCCCCGTATTGATAGTCTTTAGCTTCTTGAGGTCTTCCTAATTGATTATAAAAAGCGTTTAAAGATTCTTTATCTTCAAAGTTAGGTGCTTTCATTACTCCAGGTACTTCTTGGAGTTTGTTATAAAAAGCTTGTAAGTCTTCTTGTCCTGCTTCTTTACTAGGGATTCTTATAGAATTACTAGCTAGTTTCTCCAAATTAGAATAAGATTTAAGAACATCATTAGGGTCTTTAAATCCTTTACTCTCTATAACACTAGCGTATTCGTCGGAATACCAACGATTAGTTACCGCAGGGCTTTCAACTACAGTCTCGCTTTGAGTTTCAACTTGGGTTTCTTGTTGAGTAGTTACTTCTTCTGTCATCTGTTTATTCCTCCGCAGATTGATATTGTTTGTATATTTCTATTATTTCGTTACTAGATTTTTCTGAATCTTTTAATATTTCTTGAATCATTTCTTTTTTACCTAAGAGATAATTAGTTTCTGCGTTAGAGTCTCTTGAAAAAGCAGAAGCTTCTATATAGTTTTTTATGTAGAAGTCTTTAATGACTTTACCTTCTTCTGTTTTAAACACTTTATATAAAGCGTTTCTGTAAGATATGTATTCTTTATCTAACTCCATAGTTCCTCCGTTTAGTAAATTGGAGCGGACTCTCTCTTCCGCGGGTCATACCACTAACCATATCTAGAATGTAAGCAGGTATCGCTTTTACTGTTGGCCTCCTGGAAGACCTGTTAACCCTGCTTTAGATGCGCTATCTGCCATCATATTCATTTGTTGTATAGTTTGATTTTGTTTGGCTTGTTGCTGTCTGGCTTGTCGTATTTGAGTTACTTCACTAGAGTCTCTTATTACTTCTTCTGGAACTCCAATAGTCTTAGCGATATGTTTGAATGCTGCGTCGCTGTCAAAATTATCTATAACTGAAGGGTCTATCTGTGCCATAAGGGCCATTTGTTGAGCTAATTGTTGGATATTCTGTATGTCTTCTATCTGTTGCGCTCGTGCTAATGAGTTTACAAAAACTATTTCTATGTCTATCCCTTTCTCTTTAAGGATTTGAGGAATTGGCCCTAATTCTCCAGACCTTAATAACATCTTAAAAGACCTTATAATAAGGGGACTAAGGAGTTCTGAGTTAAGTCTTGACATTACAGGGCCTAATACTCGTTGCATTTGAGCAGTTCTTTGAGATACTTCGTAAGCTGTCATTTCTCCTGTCTGGTCTCTAGGAGGAAGTAAGAGTTTATCTAAAAAGAATATACTCTTAATTGACATTTTAAGTTCTTCTGAAGTAACTTGGAAGATGTCTGTTCTAGCTTGTGTAGGGAATTCTCTTAAACCTTGGTGGTCTTTAACTATGTTAATTGCACCTGGTGTTAGATTTAAAGGGCCTAATATATCTCTTTGGTTCGCTAATAACGAGGGTCTTACCTGGAGGGCAATTGCTTCTAAGTGGCGTTGTTTAAGTTTGTTTAAAGTTCTTACATCAGGGTAAGCTAAATGTCCAGGTCCTCTGCCGTATGCTTCCCCAGGCATTAAAGACCAACGAGCCACGTGAATTGGAAATTCATAATATCCAGATTCTTTAACTATGTTATTAGAGGTTGCATCTATATAAATACTTGCAAAAGGTCTATCTTCTCCGGGAGCTAAACCTAACGAATTTAGTTTTACATTTTCTTTTTTGCGCGGGAATATACTGTGAATAAAGGGGAATTTGGTGTCTGGTTTCTTCTCTAAGGCTTCTAGGATTTTTTCATCTAGGTTTTTTATGCCCCATTTCTCTACAGCTTGTTTGGCTGTCATTTCGAATTTTCTGTGTACTGTGTCTACTAATTGATTCTTGTTTTCTTCCCAAGCTATTTGGCCTAAGTGTAAGGCTTGGAATCTGAACCCTCCGAAGATTCCGTTTTCGTCATCGCTTATTTCTTCTTGTAATAAAGCTAAGTTTCCTAAACAGGTAAAGCTTTGGTATCCTTTTCCTATTTCTGTGTCGAAATTAGACTCGTTAAACTTATTGTGCATAATCCTATTAGAGTCTTCTAAGAATTTAACGGCTTCTCGATTGTCGTTTAATTCGTCATCTGTAAACCTAATCTTAGACCATACGGTAGCAGGGTTAGTTATAGTTCCTTGGAAGGATGCTGCTAGGTCTGTTACCGCTTGCATTCCTGTAGAGTCGTAAATACGTTGGGTTTTCTTAGTTCCAGGAGTACTATTTGATGTAGAAACTGCTGAGTGTGTGCTCCCTGCATTACTTATAAAAGTTCCACTTTGGTTATTCAATAAGAACTCTGTTAGTTCTCCCCATTGAATTTCGTGGTTTACCCTTTCGGTGTTTGTAAATGACCGTAAGGCTCTTTGGATAATTTGAATTCTTTCTTGGTTGTCTAGCATATTTTTATTAACCTAATATAGAGTTGTTATCATCTTGAGAGCTTAATGAGATTAAAGAGGGGTTTCCTCCAGTTGCTCTACGTCTGCTAGTGCTTAAACTTTTAGTATCTCTTTGGTCTGTTACTGCCCTATCTAGAATATCAGGTGCCGATGATGTTTTAGGTGGTGGTGGAGGGGCTGCTGATACTGTCGGTGCAGAGGACTGTTGAGGCATAGACGGTTTGGGTGCTGCAAAAGATGATAGCACTGATATGATTGGGGCTACGAATCCACCCATAATTATTCTCCTAATAAAGCTTTAGTTAGTGTGACAGAACCATCTTCTCCGTCGTCTAAATTGATTAAACGTTTTTTCTCTGCAGTTTGTCTGCGTTTTAAGGCTCGTATTCTTGCGGCTTCTTGGTCTATTGCAGGGGCTTCTCCGGCTTTAGGTGCTGTAGATACCTCCGGAGCTGCTGGGGCTGGAGCTGCTTGAGGGGGAGGTGGTGGCGGGGTTGCAGAAGGTGCAGATGGTGCGCTTGAAAAAAGTCCTTTAATCGCTGTAGTTGCTAATTGGCCTAAAAGACCTCCTCCGCCTCCTAGTGCTCCTGATGCTGCCCCTACTGCACCGGTTGCTGCCCCTACTGCACCGGTTGCCGCTTTAGTTAAAGGTTGTACGACTGAGTTTATTAATGATACTGTTTGAGTTATTAAATTTCCCATGATAATTTAGTCCTGTTATGGATTTTGTTTAAATATAAAGTCTGAACGGTTTTGTATTAACGGCATTAGAGCTTTTCTTCTAAAATGATTTTCTAACCTGTTATACATGCAATAAGTTCCTCCTACTAGAGGGGATACTAAGAAGGTTATTACCGGCATCCATATGTAGAAAGGTTCATAAGCTATTACAAAAGGTATTGATAAAAAGTTTAATATTATTATTAGTAAATGTAGTATTGCTACTGTGTGGGCTAATAGCCTGTATAATAGGAGTGACATAATAAGATTACTCCTAAGTACATACCGAATCCTACTCCAAATACTTGAATTCTTTCCCATATTGGTGCGCAAGCCTCCGTTGTAGTGTATATTGCCCCTATACATATAAGGATTATCATGAATATTCCTGTAAGTAAGTCTATCATCAGTCTAAAGGGTTCCATGTTGTATTAACTTTAACTGTTCTCAAGTTATTAATACTATAATAAGGGTCTTGAAATATGTCGTCACTAATCCCCCACATTCTAAAAGCATCTGCTGCGTGGGAGTTTCCGTCATGGACGGGTTCTTTTAAGAATACTTGCCTTTTCTTATCGTACTTCTTATGGTATAGTTCTAATTTATTGATACCCTCTTTACAGTTATTCTCATTGAAGAAACATGTATGGAACTTTTTTCTTACTGCATTAATTCCATCTTGTATCGGCATTCTGTCTAATACTTCGATTCGGCCTTCTATTCTAGAGTTTTTAAGCATATCCTCAAACATATCGGCAGTTGATGAGCCTGTCTGGAGGGTACGCTGTTTAGCGTCGTGCGGTAAATAATGGTAACCGTAGTGGTAATTCTTTTCATATAACATATCTACATAGTATTGTAGAGATTTACCAGAGTTTTCATAGTAGTCTATAAAGAGGTTAGCGCCTTGTTTATGTTGAACAAACCAGACTGCTGTGCTGTCGTCTACTCCTAAATCCCAATATGTATCTACAGGGATTCCGGGTTCTGTTGGGTAATTGCCTATTCGTTTCTCTAAGTATGCTTTTTCTAATTCTTGCATGTAGTATGAACCTTGCATTCCAGAATTAAAAGATACTCCGTATTCTCTTTCTACGTCTTCAGGGGTTAAACCTTCTTCTTCCATTATCTCAGGGAATAATTCTTTTTTTATTAAGCCTGAGTATCCTGGTTTATTTGGCCAGTATGTTTGCAGTAAAGATACAAACCATCTAGGGCTTTTATATACGCTGTTCCATAAGTCACAGAAGTGGTTTCTACCGTTGGGGGTACTGTTAAAAATAACCCAGCCTTCTGATTCTCTAAGGGCGGGTATCATTGTCTTGTATGATTCGGGGTCTGAGAAAGCAAACTCGGAGAAGACTGCGCCTCTACAGGC